AGGATTGGGCCATCAATATCATCATCTACATACTTTTCAAATTTTATTAGAGAAAGAAAATAAATTTCATCATCAGTAAGATTTTGTTTGCTTAATATTACTTCATATAATTTTGTAAATATTTTTTTGTAGTCAACTTTTTTTTCAGTAAGTGTAAAAATAACCTGTAACAACTTATTAGCTAATTCTTCGGCTTTTTCAACACTTTCAAATTTATACGATCTAGTTACACCGTTTTTTTTATCGTGTATAAGCAAAGAAATAATATTATCCTTAACAATTGTGCAATCAATATATGTGTCATTGTATATGCCGTCTTCAGTTAATATGCTCATAAACTGTACTCAAATTCGTCTTGTCTAGTATTTTTAAAAAAAATCTTAACCCAGCCAATGCTATTGCCAATCTCAATTTCTTCTCCTTCAGCATCAATTTCTATGCCGTCAGCATAGGCAATTGCCCTACAAACATCAAATAAAAAACTGGGGCTCACATGCGCATGCGTGTTAGATTCTAAACTAAGAATATTCCCATCATGTATATCAATCACAGATAAAGTTTTAACAAAATCATGTGTATAAAGGTATTTTTGACATAATAAAGTTTTAGACTTTATTTCTGCCCATTTTTTCTCGTCTATTACCTTCCATTCTTCTTCCGTTATGTCTTTTTTGTTTTTAAAAACTGGTTTTTCAGTAGCATCAAAAACAGCCTGCAATAATTGATTAGCAATTTCTTCGGCTTCTTCAATAGACGCTGAAAAATACATGTCCCTGTAATTATCACTGCGGTAATCATCAAAAAGATGAAATAAAAAATAATTGTCACTATCTTCAACTGGTGTTAATTCAATTTTCATACTCATAACTCACCTCTATTTTTATTTTTCCAAGCGTTTCGTTGTTCGATAATTCTTTGCGCCCATTGCACTGGGTATTGATAATTGCGCGCCCTGCCCAACGCCACCAATTCCTCAAGCGTTCGCGCCTGCACTAATTCCACGCGCTTTTGAGCTTTAATTTCTAACGGACTAATTTCAACCAATTCTGCATCGGTATCAACTTCAATAATTGCGCGTTTTTCTGTCACCTTTCCACATTCAGGACACGCATTTGGGTGTTCTTGCCTGCTATAAGCACAAAAACATGATTCACATATTGTTACTGCTGGAGCTTTATCCGATTCACCTTTTTTTGATTTCTTTTTTCTACCATCAAGCGACCACTCGCGTTCGTCTGTGACGAAACCGTGTGAATGGGTTAATCCTGCATGATCTAAAATAATTACGTCATCTTTTCCATTTGCCGGTCTCATTCCACGCCCAACGGCTTGCAAGTAAATAGTCACTGATTGCGTTGGACGCGCAAGAATAACGCATGAGGTTGCAGGGTGATCAAAACCTTCAATCATAATTCCCATATTTGAAAGCACACAAAATTTACCGGCTTTAAAATCTTGGATAATTTTGTCGCGCAAATGTGCGGGAGTTTTAGCGTCTAAATGTTTTGCGGTGATTCCGCTTGCGTTAAACTCATCAACAATATGCTGTGAATGTGCAACACTTGATGCAAAGCAAATTGTTGATCTGCTGTTGGCGTGTTGTTTCCAGTGTTTAACAATGTCGCCTGTAATGCTTGATTTATCCATTTCAGCGGCTACTTGCGTTGCATCGTAATCACCACGAATAACTTTAAAATTATCAAGATTTGGAATAAATGGCGCAAACACTCGCGGTTGAACTAAAAAACCTAAGTCAATTAAATCGCGCATGGGAACAACTTGCGTCATGTGCTGATATATTTCACCAAGTCCACGCCCATCAGTACGAACAGGCGTGGCGGTTAATCCAATAATAATTGATTCTTTATAATACTCAACAAGGTCTAAAAATGATTTTGAAACGCTTAAATGTGCCTCATCAAAAAAAACAATATCGGCTTTTGGTTTATGCCTGACGCGCAATGTTTGAACGCTTGCAACTTGCACCAACTCGTTTGGTTTATAGCGTGGGTGATCTGCCATAATAATTCCATGCTCAATATCCATTGAATCAAGTTTAACGGACGATTGCCCAATAATTTCTTTTCGATGTGCCACAAATAGCACACGCTTTCCTTTGTTTACTGCTGATTCAATAATACGAGCAGCTATGTGCGTTTTTCCTGCGCCTGTTGACGCTTGAACAAGCACACGCTTGCTACCGTTAAAAATTGCGTTTCTTACGCCTTGTATGGCGTTTATTTGATAATCTCTGTCTTTTATCATGTAAAAATATCCGGTCTAATTTCTGCTCGTTTAATTTCGCCATTGGTAGCTTTTTCAATTTCAACTGCCCACTTGGTGGGGATATATCCCTTGTCTTTCCAAATATTTACGTTTTGTTTTGACGTTCCAATAGTTTCAGCTAATTTTTGTTTGCTACCAAAATAATTCACTATTTTTTGTAATTCCATGATGCCCTCGTTTATTTGGGTGGTTGTATAATAAAACTTTCCTTTACTTATGTAAATCTTTATTTTATAATTTACCACGAATCGCGGTGATTCAATAACTAAAAGGTGAAAATATGCAATTAGCAACAATAGACGATATTAAAAACGGGGTAATCGTCAATCCCAACGTAAAAAAATTCGATGATTTAATGAATCAGCAGCCGATTGAAGAATGGGTAAAAAAACACCCTTATATTGCCGGTTATCGGTATTTGCCGATTGATAAAGTTGAAACATTAATGAAAGCAATTTTTCCACAATGGAAAATTGAAATTACAGGACAGGGAACGGCATTTAATGGCGTTTGGGTAACAGTTCGCGTTCATTATTTACACCCAGTGACAGGCGAATGGAATTATCACGATGGTATTGGAGCTGCTCAACTTCAAACCAAGAAAGGTTGCAGTGTTGCTGATCTAGCAAGCATTAACAATGGCGCGTTATCAATGGCGTTCCCATTGGCTAAAACGGTAGCAATTAAAGATGCCTGCGATCATTTTGGCGATTTGTTTGGCGCAAACTTAAACAGACGTGATGTTTTAAGTGTTGATGAAATAAAAGATGAAGTAAGATTCATTGCTCAAGACTGGAATTATGCCATTGAGCAATTAACGCTAAAAACGGAATTATTAAGCGAAAAAGAATTGGCTTATGCGCATCGCATCGTAAATAACCGTGAAAAAACCAGTTATAAAAAGTTAATTTTATTTTTGGAGAGTAAGTAATGAGAGCAGGAACGTTTAGCAGTAGCAACATTTATAAACTAATGACCAATGGCAAAGCTGCGGGTTCATTAGGTAAGCCAGCATTAACGTACATTGAAGAAACTAAATATGAGGTAATGCTTGGACGATCATTAAATACTGAAATTTCATCACGCCCTGCTTTGTGGGGAACGTTTGTGGAATCTTACGTTAATGATAATCATATTGGCTTAGAGTACGAATTAGCGTCAACAGAGCGATTAATCCACCCACTATACCAACAATGGACAGGCGCACCCGATCTAATCGGTGAAGATTGCGTTGGGGATATTAAATGCCAGCAGCTTAAAAATTATTGTGAGTTGGTGAAATCATTTAAAAATAATTCATTACTTGATGATTTCCCAGAATACTACTGGCAGTTGGTCAGTAATGCCATTTTAACGGGTGTAGATTATGCTGAATTGATTGTATTTTGCCCGTATGTTGAAGAATTACCTGATATACGTTCAGCGGCATTAGAAAGCAATGACAAACGATTTAATTTTATCGTTAATGCGATCGATGAAGAATTACCGTATTTAATTAAAGGAGGACATTATAAAAACGTTATGCGCCATAAATGGCAAGTGACACAACAGGAACGTGACCAATTAACGGAGCGTGTAAAAATGGCAATTAATTTATTATTAGAGGTTTAAAAATGAGTAACGTAATTAGTTTCACAGGAACAGTCGGACGTGATGCAGAAGTAAGATCAACAGCAAGCGGTCAAACCGTTTTAAATATTGCTGTAGCCAATAACATCGGGTTTGGAGATAAACAGCAAACCATTTGGTTTCGTGTTGCGTTGTGGGGTAAACGTGCTGAAGGAAGTTTAAAAGACTACCTGAAGAAAGGACAACAGGTTTTTATTTCTGGGGAGTTAACACAAAGTGAATTTGTCGGTACAGATGGCGTTAAAAAAACAACGCTTGAAATAAATGCAAACATTGTTGATTTAGTTGGTAAACGCGACAGCAACGCGCAACCAGCGCAAGCGCAACCACAACAAGCATACCAATCACCACAACAGGATTATGCAGACGTACAAGCAATTGCAGCTCGGTCTCCTGCTGGACTAAATGGCTCTTACGCAAAAGATGATGACATTCCATTTTAAAAAGTTGTAATTTAGTGCTTGCATATAGTAAATTTATGTTTTACTATATGCGCACATTCACAAGAACGGAATTTTAAGGTGAGGAGATAAAATGTTTACGATATTGATTAACGATGACACGATTGCGCCAATTTATAAAAGTGTTGAAATTGGCGATTATGTAGAAACTGAAACGCTTGACGAAAATGGAATGAAAGTAAAAGTAAATGGAATTGTTACTGATATTTTGGGAGAGCTATAATGGAAGCAATAATTTACTTTGATATTATGACAAACGACGGCTATGAAATAGGCGTTGTAGTCACAGCAATGTTAAGTGGAAAAAGAATTGAAGCAACTTTTCATCACGATGTTGAAGATGATCGTGAGTGCTTGGTTAGCAACATTCAGTTTTTTAATGAAGAAGGCGAGCAATTTAGCGGATCAGAAAAATTAAATGAAATCGTTTTTGAACACATTGACGATAACGATATGAAAATTTACAAAGACGCTGAAAAAGAATCAGATGTTATTTATATTGATGACTTTAAAAGCGACCACGATTTACTGGCTTTTTTAAGCTAACAAAACAACTCCTACCTCTGCCGCTAAGACAAGTGGCTTTTTTTAAAGGTGATTTATGATTAAAGAAATATACGATTTTCTAGTTATGCTAGACAACACAGGCGCGGCATATTTGATTTTTTTACTTGGCTTTTTGTTGATGGCTGATTATTGCTTTACAGCACAAGCAGAAATTATCCGTTTACGCAAATTACTAAAGCAGGCAATAAAATGAGCGCAACACTAGCATTAACACTTAGCTTTTTAACCATTGACACAAACATCGACAAACGCGGCAAAACAACCACGCATGAGGTGATCGCATACACTACGGTTGCGATACCGTATGACACCATGCAAGCCTGCGCTAACGCAAAGGAAGAATATCAACTAGCGGTAGGCGCATATCAGTTATTTAGGCGACCTACGCGCATTATTGGCGCAATTTGCAATGATAGCAAAACGGGGGTGGTTGAATGAAAAACGATTTAATTTGGTTTTCTATTTGTTCATTTTTGGCTGGTGCATTGCTTTGCTTTATTACAATAGCAGCAACACACCGACACCATTATGAAGTGATTAAAACAAACATCGGTGAGTTTATTTTAAAAGACGGTAAGATTTTCACTGTCTATGAAATGCAAAGAAATATTAACGGGGATATGGTGGGAAGATGAACGATTTACAAAAAGAATTACAAGAGTTAAAAGCAAAAGTTGCTGACTTAGAATCGCGCATTGTTGCTGAGCCAGTAAAGTGGCAACCTAAAAGTGGAAAATATTATGTGGAATGTTTGAGTGTAACAAATGTATTTGATAGAGAAACCCAAGCACAAGCAGAACGCGCAGCAGTTGAGATGCGTAGGTTTAATCGATTGTTAGCACTGCGTGATGAGTTGTGTGGTAATAAGGAGGTTGATTGGACAAACGATGAAGAAAAATATTATGTTTATTTTTCTCACGAAAGTGGAGCTTGGTATGTTTCAACGGATGAGTTTTGTGAAAGCATTCAACCCTACTTTAGAAACGAAAACGTAGCACAAAAGGCTTGTGATATGCTCAACAGCGGGGAGGTAGAGTTATGAACGAATTTGTCATGTTTGTTGTCGGGATTGTAATTGGTTGGTGCTTATCATGTCAGTTTGCAACTCCTTACAAACCCGAATGGAAATGGGAAGAAAGACCATATTCAAAGGATAATAAAAATGAGGTTGAGTTATGAAACAGATCGCATTAGAAGAACATTTGATTAACCGACTTAACGAGCTTAAAGAAGAACGTAAAAGCCTTAAGCGTCAAAAATTACGCAGCATCAAAGAAACTATTGATATTCAATTTATATTAGCAAAATTTAAAGAGGAGCATAAACATGGGTGAGTTAATTTTTTTCACAGGCATTTTTGTTTTGATTGTATGTTTTATGATTGAGTACGCCAATGGAGATTGACGACATGGCGGCATTAATATTTTTTGTTTTAGGGCTGATATTAACGGGGATATGGTTATGGCATTAGTTAAACCAGTTACACCAGTAACACCAACAGCAACAGCAACAAACTGTCAGCACAAGACATGGCGGCAATATGTTAGCAGAGGAATTAGGGAGTGTGATTCATGCCATGAAATACGCCCTATTTTTGATTTAAAGATTGAGCATCAAAGGTAATTATGAAAAAACAACAAGTTGGCATGTCACTTAATGATATTGCTATTTTAAAAGAAAATCTGCGATACGACCCAAAAACAGGCGAGTTTTTTCGTAAGTTTCACCAATCACGCCCTGCCGCATTTTGCTGGGCAAACAACAACGCAACTATAAAAATCACTGGTAAAGATTACGCAAAGTATCATTCAGTGTGGCGAGCAGCAGTATTTTTTTCACATGGTTATTATCCAGCGTTTGAGGATTCAATTGTTTTTGTTGATGGTGATAATACCAACTTTAAAATTAACAATTTATTAGTAGTACACCCAAGCGATGATGAATGCACCATTATGGATTTTGCAATGGAGCATAATTTATCACCGCAGACGGTTAATCATAGAATGAAACATGAAAATCGTTATTCACGCACCATACGAAATTACACGGTTTATTTTTACAAAAAAGATTTATTTATGAAAAACTGCGGTGATTTAATTGGAAGACGCGGCAAAGTGATTATTGATGATGAAAAAATTTACAACAAACCAGTGGTTTTAGATGAAACAAAACGCGGCAATAAACTGATACGCGCATTTTTATCAACACATTTTTTAATGCCAACACGTTGGGAGTTAACTTTATGCAACTAAAAAAATTACACGACAACGCAATTATGCCAGAATTTAAAACGGCTGGAGCTGCTGCAATCGATTTACACGCGTGTATTGATAACACAGAATTATTAACGCCAGAATTTCCTATATTGATACCGACAGGAATTGCAATCCATATCGCTGATAAATCTGTCGTGGGTTTAATTGTTCCTCGCAGTGGGCTAGGGTTTAATCACGGCATTGGCTTGATGAACACTATTGGCGTAATAGATTCAGATTATCAGGGCGAGATTATGGTTAAGTTGCGCATGACGCATGGTGATAGTTATCGCGTTCAGCCAAACGAGCGTATTGCACAAATGTTTTTTGTGCCTGTGCTGCGCCCAATATTTGAAGAAGTTGACGAGTTTACAGAAACAACTGAGCGTGGTGCGGGTGGTTTTGGAAGTACAGGTGCAAAATGATTACACAACAAAAATTACATCATCTATTTACATTGCGTGAAGATGGAGAGTTAATTAGAAAAGTTTCAACTTCAATAAATAATAAAGCTGGGGATGTTGCAGGACATATTACCAATTATGGTTATCGACACGTCCATCTTTATGGTAATACTTATTTAGCGCATAGATTGGTCTGGATGTATTTGCACGGAAAATTTCCTAAAGGTTGTATTGACCATATCAATGGTTGTAAATCAGACAACAGGATTGAAAATTTGCGTGAGGGGACAAGAAGTAAGATTATGCAGAAAATAATTAAACCACAAAATAAAAATAATTCTGGCTATCGTGGTGTTTATCAAGATAAAAAATCTAAACAGTTTAGAGCTACAATAATATTTCATAAACATAAAAAACATCTTGGATATTTTGACACTGCCGAAAAAGCTCACGAAGCTTATTTAGAAGCTAAACGCGAACTTCACGAATTTTGCACTATTTAATATGACACAAGAAGATAAAATGACAGCAGAACAATACATAAAACAACAACAAGGCTATTTGCGTCAATTAGCATGGTTGCTTAACGCCAGTAGAATTGGTGAATTGCATACGTTAAAAGTAAAAGAGGATAAGAAATGATTGCAACAACAGCCTATATTTTAATTAATACTATTGTAGCGTTTGGCGAAGTTACACAAACAACAACAATTTTTGCAGACAAACCATCGTGCGAATCCGCAGCAACAAGACAAGACTTTGTATTAAAGTCACTTGAGGTACACGGTAGATGGAATCTTACTTGTCATCCTTACTCACTTGCTGAGAATAAGAAATGAAACAATGCACCAAATGTTTAGAAATGCGCAATGATCTTGAATTTTATTCGTATAGAACGATTATGTATAATCGTAAAAATGATAATTTGCCGCATGACGTTTGCAAAGATTGTTATAGTTGCAAAGCAAAACGTAAACAATTAAACGAGCCTATTTCTGAAATAACAAGGCTTTCACGTTTGTTTTTATCAACGCATTATGTAAAGCCTGCCAAATGGGAGTTGACGTTATGCTAACTGGTGACAGTGTACACGCGCCAGTGCATTACAAAGGCGATAAAATGGAATGTATTGATGCAATGCAAGCAATGTTAAGCCATGACGAGTTTCGTGGATTCTTGCGTGGAAATATATTTAAATACATGTGGCGATATAAAGAAAAAAATGGCATTGAAGATTTGCGCAAAGCCAATTGGTATTTAGAGCGATTGATTAAACTGGAGAATTTTTAATGATTTATGATTTCAAAGGCTACAAAGTAGACCAAGACCCAACTATTAAAGCACTAAGAGGTCAAAAAATGCGCGATTACATGGCGCGTTTAAAACATTTTGCGGATAATCCCGTTACACCAGTATTTATAAGTGAACGCAGTGCATGAAACCACGACTTAAAAAGATCGGTAGAATCTGGCTATGCTATACACAAACAACGGCTGTTTGTTCTGGTTCAACACCTGAAGAAGCCTATCAAAAATGGGTAGCAAAAAACAAAGCCGCTGAATAAGCGGCTTTTTTATTATTCACTTAAAAACAATTCTGCTTCAGCGTTTCGCCTGCGTGTTAATCCAGCAAGCGGTTTACCACCTGCTTTATTCCAACGTAAAAACTGTTGTGCTATTTCGGCTTTATCATCACCGGCTTTAAGCATTTTAACCAATGTTGATTTAAGAAAATTACCTGCGCCTATGTTGTAGCATAAACAAACCAGCGCATCAAATTCGTTTTGTGTTAATTCAACGCCTGTTGCATTAACTGCTTTTTCATATTGACCAATTGTTGCCGCAAGTAAAGCAATTGCCGCACCTTCATTAGGTAGCGTTCTATTTTTAGTGACTGGCGTACCATCACCATAATGTGTTGAGCCAATGCCAATAGTCCATATTCCAGCAGGGCATTGATAAGCGGCTAACTTACAGCCTTCAAATTCTTTGATTAACGCTAAACCACGTTCACCTGTTTTCATTTCTTCCCCCGCATCAATAAAATAGTGCTGATTTTTTGTGTTAATCGAATCATATCGTTATCCAGTACGCGAATCTGATCGATAAGTTCAACAAGCACAACATAGGCTTCTTCTAGTATTGGCTTGACGATTGTTGTTGCCCAAACCCAAACATAATAGACAATATAACCCATGCCACCTGCCGCAATGATAGGAAAACCATATTGATTTATATATTTTGCAATTGCATCAGCTTCCATTTTTTTCCTTCTCTTTTGCAATATCTAACGCTTCAGACATCAGCGCATCAATTTTAATTATATCTTGCGACATGGCAGTAATGCGCTTGTCTAATTGCCTAATGATAGCAATCAAGCCTTGAATCCGCTCAAGCACACTATCAAGCAAAAACTTTTGTGTGAGAAAAACAAAATAGATGCCACCGCAAGCCGCAGCGATTGGAAACCCAACATCAGTAGCAAATTGCAGAAATTCCATTACTTACTCGTCCACCATGTAAGAAAAGAAAACAATGCGCCAACCGTGAACACAATCCCACCGATAAAGCCTTTATAACGTGATTGCTCCGCTTTCATCTCGTCAAGCGCGGCTATTATAGAGTCTAGCTTTCTCCCTCTGTCTTCAAACACTTCTTCAAGAGAGTCAATTCGTTGTTCTACTTTAGCTAAACGGCAGGCTTCATCGGGCATGGTAATATCCTTATTTTTTCTTAGATTGAAATTTATGTGTTTTTTTATCGGCTTCTACAAAATCCTTACCGACGGATTGAAGCATTCCCACTTTCTTTTGCAAACTCGGGGCTGTGCTGTTGAGTCGCAAATATTGACATGATGTTTTTCTAATGTGTTTAAAATTAAAATAATTTCTTCGCTTACGTCTAATCCGCTTTTAATAACAACATCTGCGTCGGCGGGCGGTTCAAAAATAGCATTTGTGTCTTCGTATTGACAAGTTTTAATGCGGTCTACAAACACAGTGAAATCTGCATTAAACGCATCGCGTGTTTCTTGCGTAGGGCATATAAAATCTGCAATCGCATAATGACCTGCTTTGCATACACAATCACATAAAAACTTCATACGTCTTGCTTGCTGAATCCTATCTGCGTGTGAGAACCCTAAATCTAAATAAAGATTTTGACGCACAGAATCAGCATTAAAATACACTGCGTTTAGCCTATGCGCTAGAGCTTTAGCGAGAGTGGTTTTTCCGCTCCCAGCAAGTCCCATTATAAGGATTTTCACCACTTGACGCTGAACATCTGTTTAACAGCAGATTCTGGTGCTGGCGTGCGCCAGAAGTCTTTTCCTGCATACTTCTCCCGCACTGACTTGGGTAAAATTGATGGACGCTCTTGCCAAGTCACTTCCTTGCGTACAGTGTGCAAGCTCTTCATGTTTAACGCTTTGTCAAACACCTCATTTTCATACTCCACGTTCTTGAAGTCGTGGTCAAAGTAGGACTTGCCAATGAACTGATATATCTCACGCATTACGCTCTCAGGTTGTTTGCACAATGATTCGTACTCCACCAGCATAATCATGTCAGGGTTTAACAGCAAACCTTCTTCTAGGAAGTAGTAGGGTTTGACCACTTGACCCTCTTTCTTCACATCCATTAGCGCATCGCATCTTGTGGTGACTGTCTGGCGAGCTTCGTCGTCTGTCAGGGTTGCGCCGTACAGGGAGTTCTTGGCCGATATGCGCTCAAAGCTGTCCAGTATCCAAGGCAAGTCACGCACACAGCAAATGATCTTGGTCTGTGGGTAGATGTCTTTGAGAAGCGATGTTTTTGCAGTCCAGCCCCTGCTGGTGTCAAACACTGTGTTTGGCGTGACCGACTCATAGAACGCATTGAAGATGGACTTCAGGATGTGCTTGCGTCTGTCTTCATCAATCAGGTGGTTGCTCTCGCTGCCCGTGATGACATTGATGGTCGATGTGACCAAGCCTTGTACGGGTGAGGAGATGTCTGCGTAGAAATCAGGGTTCTGGCGCAAGATGGCCGACAGCAGGGTCGAGCCTGACCGTGGCAGGCCAGAGATGAAGAAAAACTCTTTCATGTTGCTGGAGTCTGGGCAACCCAGTTGACTGTTGCTTCATCCCATTGATAGCGCACGTTGCCGCCATTCATAATGGCATCAGCGGGTCTTGCTACAGGTGCTGCCCATGTCATTGTGTCTAAGTAGCCAACCCACGATGGATAAGGCTTACGGGCTTCGTGTTCAGCAACTTTGGCAGCGTTAAATTCTGCTTCAGTCAATACTTGCAGAACGCCAGCAATGGTGGTGTCAGCATCGTCATCGCAATTGCCATAGTATCTTGGTGCGCGGAGATATGTGCCATCAGAGGCTGTAGATACAGGCCAAGTAGAACTGTCGTGCCACAAATGAGTCCAACCCTTGACAGCAGGCATTGATGGGCCTGTGCGTTGTGGCTCGGCTGTGCAGACGATTTTGGTTACTGCGTCTACTTCTGTGATGCAAATGTACATTTGTGATACTCCTTATAAATTAAACTGCAACACGGCGGATGGCGCGGACACGGACGAGGAAATCAATTGTCTTAGTGCCTTCTTGCTGACCGCCGTAAAGAAAGTAGTCTACCCATGCCGCCGTTGTATCTTTCTCAGTGCTAGACCAATAATAGTTAGCCAAGAACGCCTCTGCGCCGCCACTTTGAAAATCTGTAGCATAGGTTTGTGCTGGTGTTCCAGCCGTATAGTTGCTTGCCCTAGCAGGAACAGCATTGGGGTTTATGCCAGATGATGTGGTGTTGTTTGTTGTAGTGGGTTTTAAGTTGTAATAACACACTTCTAACTCATTTTTAGCAGGCATATACCAGTCTGTTTGACCACCCGTAGATAAGTTATTACAGAAGTGCGCCGCTGGGTAAACTGTAGCGTTGCCGTTGGCTACCATATCTGCTGTATTCTGTATGCCATCTATGTCACTATCAGCGCCCGGTGTGGTGGTCAATGCATTTTTCCACGCAAGCGTAGAAGATTGCCCTGTGGCTAAAGGCGAAATCACAAGGTTGTAATCAGCCACTCCATTACCCGCAGTAGATATTTGACCAGCAAAGAATCCACCACCCAACGCAGAGCCAATCGCTGGCACGGGAATAGGAATACTAAAAGTTCCACCTACCACATTAAGCATTATCCCACTCATGCTAAGTTCCCCGTAACTACAGCGACTGTGGCTGTGATAAATAGAATAGTTGCTACACCTCTTGTAGTAACGCTAAAAGAAGCAATATCTGCGTCTGTGCCGCCTTTATAAACGGTTGTTATTGCAGAACAAGTGCAGGAGATAGACGCTGATGTATTGTTAAAAATACTGATTGCATCGCCAGCAGCAAACACAGATGCAGGAACTACGATTGAGCCAGAAGTACCTAGCTCAATAAACTTGCCGACATCACCAGCAACAAGTGTGTAGCTTGCTGTCTTGATACCTGACAACGGAATGTTAAGATAGCCAATCTTATTTGTACCATCGACAGTTTGGCCAGACGCTAACGTAACACTAATAGACCATGCTGATATTGTTCCACTGCCATTAATTGTTGTTGTTACGTTTACAACCAATGATGTTCCTGAGAACGATGTTATTTGCCCAACCATATTATTTGACGGTGATGCAGTTGATGCAATAACTACATATTGCCCAACAATATATGCTTTGCCAGATTCAACAAGCGTTAATGATTTTGAGCCTGTGCCAATAGTTAAAGATGTTGTGCTTGTTGAATTTGTTGTTGCACCACCTAAAACCGTTAATGCTGTATTAACAACATAATTTGCTACCGCAACTTGCTGTGTAAAACATGGTACAAATCGCGTTTTCCAACCGCCATCACGCAATCCTGTTGTTGCATTGTTGTCATCGGTAACGGTTGAACCATCACCTCCAACCGCAGTGCTAAATGTAACTGAACTCATAGTAATTCCTTAATCTCGTATGTTGTTTGGTAACGTGTGTTATATGGCTGAGAAATTGGCGACAATGCGCGTAAACGCCCAAGAAATGCGCGTCTATGCAAATCTAACGCAGTATTATCATCATAAATATAAACTACCTCTGCGTCTACACCGCTTATCTTTATAATGTCGCCATTAATGATTGATTCATTATATGTCAAATGATCTAAAGTAAATTGTGCCACGCGGTATGATGTTCTTCTATCAAAAAATTCTGCACCGCTTAAAGCCACATCAACAACGGTATTTGTTTCATCACCAATTGATGCGCCAAGATTCATGTTTAATGTTGGCTGATAAATTGAACCAACAAAAATACGCCCTAATTCAACATAGCCATCAGTGTTTGTGCTGTCAAAAAATTCAATTTGATAATATTGTGCAGATGCAATTGTTTCTGGAACGTATGTTAATGTTTTTGTAAATAATGCAATTTCTTCATCTGATAATTGCAAATCCCAGAAATTTTCATCTTCCCACTCATAACTGCCAAATGGCATTAGCGGCCATGCGTTAATTGTGCCGCTATCATAAACCAGTGTTGAATATCCGCTATCTGAATAAACGCGATAACGCCATGTCGCGTCTTTTTGCATATTATGATTAACAATCGCAACTGAGCCAATAATGCGCTCTGAATCTAAAGAAAAACGTAATTTAGTAGAAGAATTAGCAGCGTTAGTTGAACGTGCTTTTTTTGATAATTGGCGTGTTTTGATATTTGTTAATGGCAGTGTCGTTGACCACGAACCGTAAGCTGCAAAGGTAGCTGCATCAATTCTGTTTTGATAACCAATAATTGTATTGCTCATGCTATCCCCATAGTGTTAATGTTGCGCGGTTTTTTGAATAATCCGACTCAATGCTAATAATTTTAAATAGTTTACCACTATTCAGTCCAAAACGATTCATTGTTATATTCACAACATTGTTTAAATCAGGCAATGTTTGAGTTAAATCAAGTGCAACATCAACAGTGTACAAATCGCGGCTTACTTTGTACAAATTTAACAACCGCGTTGCTTCAGTTTGAGCCGCTGTTGCATCAACAAGTAATGATTCTTTTTCAATTGTAGGTGCAAGTGTATATTGTGTTTTTATAGCTGTATCTTCTGCTGATTTTGTTAATGCAGATAATGATAAAACACTTCTACGTGCTGCGGTTACTGCACCGGCTAAGTCAAAATCTTGCACGCTATAATTTTTTTGATACGTTAAATTAACACGCCACGCTGGAATCCCTTTATCTGTATCATTTGTCCGGCTATGCTCAATACTTAAAATATTATTTATGTTTATCTCAAGTGTTGCGCTACCCGTTGGCGTAGTAAATAAACCCATACGCAAAGAGCCAAGCGCATCAAATCCAAAATAAGCACCAATCGATTGAGCCACCTTATCCATTGCGCTAATTGCCGAATCTGCGCCATCAATCCAAATTCCAACAACGCTGCTGTTTGCAGTATCTAACGCTGTGACATCGCTTGCATTTATATCACCTGAGCTAATGCCTGCTTTTAACGCCATTGCCTTTAAAACCTGCGCCACTGTGCGATTAGATGATGCTGCGCCTTGTGTTGCGTCACAGGTCAATATTCCTGTTGGGACTGAGCCGACGCGAATATATCCAAGTGCCAAACAAGTAGCGTATTTTCCCGATGGTGGGTTATGTGCTTCAAGGTCAGCAACATTTGGCTCGTCAGCATGAAATGTTAACGCAACACCGCGATCATAAACTGCACCAACGGCTGCAATAGCCCCATCATTTATTTGATAAGTTAATTTTGAGCTGTTAACCATGATTGGCGCAATATTAAACACCTGCCCATATAATAATGGTTTAGGTGATTTTGCAATATCGTCAACGCCCTCAACGCCATTAGGGAGTGAATTATTCCCAGCATAAAGCGTTGTTTGCAGTGGCATATCAACAATAGCTAATTTATCACGAACAAGTATAGTTACTTTTGAGAATGTAAACTCCACCTGCTCCATCGTGCCGCTAAGAATAGTGGTAAATGTAGAATAAGCGTCACCCGCATTGCCAATCTTAATAACAAGCGAACGCCCATCAAAAGAATAAGGCAAAATGTAATCTAAACCACCATCGACATTTGTTAATTCAACTGCGCCATAATTAACTCGGCTTGCACCGCTTGTTGTGCCATTGCTGTAAAGTGTTCGGCTAATTGATGCAGGGTTTACAATTCTATCATCATAATAAATATTTGCAGGCGTATCAGACGGCTTTGTAGTGTAAGGCTGTGAACAATAACGCAATGTGGTTGTCGTGCCTGCTGCGTCTATTGCCGCTGTAATTTCAACAAGATATATCATGCTGCTGCCTCGAGTTTAGCTTTGCGTGAAATGGTATTTAATTCTTCTTTCATGCCTTGCATCTCGTTAATTAACGCCACGTTTGCATTGGATTGTAAATTCACCAATGCTTTCAATTCAATAATTTGCTCTTTCAATAATGCGCTTTGATCGTCAATAGCATTACCGATTGAATCAAATAAGCCAGTGGTTTGTGAATGGCTTGTGACGTTAGCGGGTGAATTGAAGTTGATTAATTCTGCGCCTTGTTCGCCTACCAATGATAACCCGCTTGCCATGCCTCCTTTAGCATATCCGTTTTGCTTTAAGTATGCTTGCATAGCGTAAGTATCGGTATAGTCACCACTATAACCCGCCTGAACTGCAATATTTTCTAAATTAACAAGTGATTGATAATCGTTTTCTTGATAAGAAAAAGTTTTGTTATTTGCAGCATCAGCCATTGCTTTTACCGCTGCGTTTGTTTCAATTATAGCTGTTGATATTTTTTCAACACTTTCTATTGCAACGCTTGTTGTTGCTTTTATTGCGTCAAGCTGTGCGTCAGAGCTATTTTTACCCGCTGATATCGCCGCTTTAGCCGCTATTTCAGCCGCTAATTGTGCTGCTTGTGAAATATCATACTCATCATAATTACCTTGATAATTAGGGTCATTCATTGCCGCAGTTTCACGTCTTGCGGTTTCGCTTGCAATTAAAGCTGCTTCTGTTGCTGTTTTATCACGAGCGGCTTTTTCTTTTTCAGCATTTAATAGTTTGGCTGTATTATCAGCCGCAATCTGGTTCAATTCTGTTTGTTTAGCCGCTATTTCATTTTTTATTGTATTATCTACAGCAGTTACTTTTGCTACTTGCAGCGTGTAATTTGCCATTGCATTAGAAAAATTATTAACCGCTGTTGATAATAATCCAATGCTTCCATCAACATCCGTTGTTTTTGTTTTTACGTCAAGCAAATTAACGTTTGCTTTTACAGCTTCAGCCAATTGCTTATTCATTATTTCAATTTGTCTATCTGCCGCGCTCATGCCTTTTTCTAACGCTTTTAAAACAGATTTATAATCGGTTTGATAAGCATCACCAGTAGCATTGTATTTTAAAGACGCATCTAAAAACGCTTTTGATACTTCAGGCAATGATGCTAATGCGCTTTCCGTTCCTTTTTCCGCCTGTGCCGCTGTGTCTTGAAATGATTTTTTGGCTGCATTATAAATTTCTTGTGGCGTTGCTTGTGGCTTGCCAACACTCATTAGTTGATCGTAATACGTTCTTAGACCTTGACCTAATGTCACAAACTTGTCACGCATAGCGGTTAAGTTTTTATAGGCTGTTTCAAGCGCAGTTGTTGTTGATGTTAATTCTGCACCAGCATCGGATAACTGATTTAATGATGTTGTATATTGGCGCGTTAAATCGCTCATCCCTTGCATTGCTTTTTCGCGCTCAAGTCTTAACGCTTCTTCTTTTGCAACTGGGTTTTGTTCGCCTAGTTTTTTATAAATGGCAATGCGATAATCTTCATACGTTGATATGGTGGCTTTAATAGCGTCAGTGCGTTCTTTTACAATAGCTGCATATTCATCCGCTGCACTTGCAAAATCGCTTGCCATGCCTAATGCTGTGGCATAAATGGCTTTTCCTGTGTCGCTTGTGTCGTTTTTTAAAACATCAAGCAATTTTCTATAGGATGTTTTTGATTCTTCAGCGTTTGAAGTCATTACAGGCAAAACTAAACCAAGTTGCGTAAACTTATCGGTTAATAATCCAGTGCGATAAGCCGATTGTTCTGTTTTACTTAAAAAATTATCAATATAATCAGTAATAGTGCTATCAAATTTAGATATACCGCCAGCCACATTGATTAAGTCTTGATTTAATACAAGACCGCTTTCGCCAATAGCAGATAATCCTGCTTTAATACTGTTTAATCCGTTAAACGCTTCAATAATATCGTCTGCTGTGCCTGGCAATTTTCCTAAAATATCGTTAACGTCTGTGTATGATGATGCCAGTTGAAGTGATTGCGTGACCATCTCACGTTCAATATCACCTTGTTTATTGATTATGTCAGTATATTCAATGGTTGTAATGCCCATTGCTTTTAGTTTTGTTTTTGCAGTATTTATTGCAGTAGAAACACGATTTAATGTTTGATAATATCCCTCACCAATTTGTTGAAAATCTGCATAAGCATAATTTGCAATAATAGCCATTAAATCGGCTTGTTTTGATAATGCGCCATTTATGATTTCAGTATTTGCTGCTGCATCTTTTCCAAGCGGCATTTTTCCTAAATCAACTTCAAACTGTTTTAATTTTTCTATTGCAACTTCACCAAAATCTCCCGCTAATAAAACAACATTTTCTTGAACCTTTCCAAGTGAATAAGCAATTGCAGCACTTATTTCATCATTTAATGGCGACCATTTTGTTGAAATATATTGCTTTGTTGATGCGCCAATACCTAAAAAACCACTTGAAGTTTTTGTTACTAATGTTTGTAAATAATTACGACCTGCAATAATTCCGCTTTCAACAATATTTCCCAGCGTATCTTTTACAAATTTAATACCACTGCCCGCAAATTCTTTTGTTGTTGTGGTTGTCATAAAGAAACCACTTGTTGACGTACCTAATCCAAGAGATGAAGTATCAACGCCATAATTTTTTGCAATTGAATTTGCAACGCCTTTCATTGAATAAGATAAAACTTCAAGACTTCTCGCCATGCCTTTTGTGTAATCCAAATCAGCACTAGAATTTGAACTAATGGTATCTAAAGCATCAAGGATTGAGTTAGACATAACATCACTGCCTAAAACCGTTCCGCCTTGTGACGATTTATATTTATCAGTTTCTTTTGTAATGTAATCCGCGCCTGTCATTGGTGCTGCTTCAGCACCTCCACCGCCACCGCCCGACATTGCACCAATGGCAACCATAAACGCAAGCATCATTGCACCACGCGCTAACCCAGTATAAGGGTCGCCTTGTGACGCATCAGCAACGGCTTTAGTTGCAGACGCTCCAGCTCCAGCGGTATCCGCTATAATACCAGTTGTTGATGAAGTTACTTTTGCAGTTGTTTTGGAGGTTTCACCAAATAAATACATGGCAACAGTTTTTCCCATTTCTGAAATTTGTTTTGCCATTGACATTGCAGATTGAGCCATCTCAAACGCTCTAAATACTTTAGTTGCTGCGCCTAATACTTGATAGCCAGTTGTGCCTTTTTTGAAAAAGTTTTGAGCTGATTGTGTTAAATCTCCATATAATTTAATTTGAGCACCAAGTAATTTTTCTTGCAGCTTAGATTGTGCTTTTTGATTTCCAGCAATATCACTTGTTGCAAGATTTTTTACTGTTTTTTCATATTCTTGTCGTGCTGTTTCTGCATTTTTTTCATATTGAGCAAGTGAAACGCCAATACCTCCCATTGCTTCGCCAATTAATCCAAATGCGTCTTTTAATCCGTTTGCAGCCTCTTTTGCGTTTTCAAGTGCTGAAGTTAATACTGCCATTCTTGCAGTTGCTTGTTCATCAGCGTTTCTTTGAGCGTCTTCAATAGCTTTAATACCATCAATTTTATCTTTGTTTGCTTTTTGTTCAGCTTCAGACTTTGCTTTAATATCAGACTGTGTTGATGTTTCTGCTAATACTGCTTTATCTGTTTGCAATCCTGCAATTTCAGTTTTTAAGCGTAATTGTTCAGCCAGTGTTAAATTGTATTGACCAGCATTGTCTAATTCAGATTGTGCCGCTGCAATTTTAGCGTCAATAGTTTCTGCACTTTGATTGGTTAGCGCATCGCGGATCTCTTTTTCTTTTACGAGTAGCGCATTGGTTGCATTTTGCGATTCATTTAATATGCGTGATTTTTCTTCGTAGCTGGTTGCGTGTTGATATTCAATTGATGCTTTATCAATAATGGATTGTTTTTCTGCTTCAATCCCAGCCAGTTTAGTTTGTTGTTGTGCTGCAAATAACTTACCTGCGTTTTCTGCGGCTGCTACTTGTGCGTTAAGTTGTTCGTTAAAATAACGCTCTGCTTCAGCTAAATCTTTAGCGGCTTTTGCTGCTTCTTTTTTAGCCGCTGATTCTTCTTTGGTTAATTTAGTTTGTGCCGCTGTAATATCTTTATGAAAATATTTTTGATGTATCTGCTCTTTCATTGATGCAGTTACTTCACTATAAGTATCTTTAGCTTCTTTTAATGCTTGGTTTTCTTGTTGTGTAGCTGTTCCAAATTCTTTAACTCTTTTAATTTCTAAATCTCTTAACCGTATAGTTTCATCTTGAGATTTTTGAACGGTTTTATCATTTTTAATTTTTTCTGTGGTATTTGCAGCCTCAGCATCAGCAAGTTGTTTTTGTCTTTTTAATTGGTCAAGCATAATTTGCTGCTGCATATAAGATTCATTAGCTGCCGCATAAGACGCACTACTTTTATTTTCTGGTATGTTTTTCTTAGCTGCTGCAACACTAACTTCTAAATTTGCAATTTGTTTTCCTACACTTGTTCCAAAACGTTCTGTTAAATAATCTATTGATTTAATCATGCCAGAAACAATGTTTCCTAATATCCCACTTGCTTTATCATTTAATAAAACATCTTCAAAATTGTGCCATGCCTCACCTAGCATATCTACTTTGCCGCCAAGTGTTTGCATTTTATTTGCGCTTGCGTCAACTGCACTGCCACCCATTGCATGAATTAAATCTTCAATGACTGGGCGTGTTATTTTGCCTGCCTCCATCATCTTTAAAACTTCAGATGTTGTTTTTCCAGTTACTTGTGAAAGTAATGAATAAATAGGAATACCGCGTTCAATTATTGAATTTGCATCTTCTGCTTGAAGTTTATTTTTCGCGTATGCTTGCCCTAATTGACGAATAATCCCAGATAATGTATCTGCATCACCGCCAACTTTAGATGTAATATTAGTCAAATCTCTCATAACTTGAATTGTTGGCTCAATACCAAAATTCTTCAACATCATGTAAGACTTTGTAATTTCTTGAAGCGATTGCGGTGTTTCGCGTGAAATCTTTTGAATATCTGCCATTGCTTTGGCAGCCATTACTGAGCTACCTGTAACAGATAATAATTGCGCCCGCATATTTTCAAATTCAATATTTATTTTTAAAATATCTCTAGCAAGTGACGCAATACTAATGCCAGCAAGTGCGCTGCCAGCTATTTTTGCAACACTACCTAAACTACTCAAAGCGCGCTCACTTCGCCCTGTTGCTTGCTCCATTGCAGTTAAATTGCGCGATGCTGTTACTGCACTGGTCGAATCGACTGCGACTTGAATAGAATAGGTATCTGTTGTCATTTTTTCTTGCTCCGTTGTGCGATTTGCTCGGCTTGGATTGTTAAGTAAGCACTATCAAGGCGCATAATAGCACTTACTTCTAATGGTGTTAATTCAATATTGGTCAATCGTGACCAAGCGTCAATCTCACTGTAACTAATTGGATTTTGACCAAATCCATTGCTTGAACGTGTGCGGCTTAATTCACTAAACCACGACCAGCAATGTCTGTAATTTTCTGGCATAGGTAGCGACTTATAATCGTCTGGTATCTCATGCCCCATTGCAACAATAGCTTGAGCTTCATCGCGTAAACTTGACCCGTTATCGTTTGTTTTGCTTAGTTCAAACTCACGCTTGCCAAACGTAACGAGCTCATCAATTAAGCTTTGATGAAGTTTCCCAAGTTATTACTTGCCTCAAAGACTTGTTCACGGATTTCGCTATTGCGTTCCATTAGCCTTGTGGCGTTTTCTGCTGAGTATGGTTCAGTAATGCCGCGCCACCCAACAACACGAATAGCCGCCGCGTCAATACCGAACTGTTCATCGTCTTCAATGGTGCGTTCAACTTCTTTACCGCGTTTTGCTGCTAACTGATCTTGTGACTTTCTGCGGTTAAGTGTTTTGCGAACCCAATCTTGTACTTTAGGTGCTTGTGAGCCTAATACCGTAATAAAAACACCTGTATCGCCACCGTCCGATCTTAAATATTCAAACTCATAAGCGTTTTCAGACGCGCTAACTAAATCTAAATCTTCAAATGATAAACCTGTTGCTTTTGTCATGTTAGTAAGTTCCTGTTGATTTATAAAAAAATACCCACGCCTGCAAAATTACAAGCGTGGGTAATTGTAGCACTATTTTTAAGCGAGTGAATCTTGAACCATGATTGTTGTCGCTAAATTAGCCACTGCACTACCACCCGCTGTGTTTTTCAACGCAGTAAATGGGAATGTGCGAGTTAAACCAGACGCGCCATCAGTAACATCAGCTCCGCCAACCTTTACGCGCGACATTGTGAACACAACAAAGTCTGCTGTTGCAGTGCTATCTGTTGTCAACGCAACAACGATTGATACTTCAGTTTCATTGATAAAATAATCTCTGAATGTAGCGTCGGTAAAATACGCGCTAAATGTACCTGTTGCGTTAACAGTGCCTTGAAATACGTCTGGGCGTGTTAATGAACCAACTACCGCGTCAGCAATTGCAACATTACCGTTAACATCAAAATCAATTGAAGTCACAATAGCAACAGGTGTTCCTGCAACTAATAACAAACCGTTAACGCCAGCTGTAACACCACCCGTTGTAATTGCAGTGGGTGAAGTTAAGATTTGTGAAGTGCCAGTGGTTACGTTTAAACCAATTAAAGGAAAGTCAATTGTCGCCATACCGTTTGCAGGGATTTTAACTTGTGCGTTTGTTTGAACAATATCCGAATAAACCTCTGATTGCGCTACGTCTGAGAACCAATGCTCTACGGTATAGTAATCTTGTGTTTGTGCGGTTTCTGGCACATAAGTATATTTGCCTGGAATGGCAATAGTTACACCAGTGACTGACGTTGCATTATCAGCCAATGCGCTACCGTTTAAAGTTTTAACGGTTAATGTTGTTGCTGTTACAGCAGTCACCAACAAATTTTTATTTAAATTAGCCGCGTTAACGCTGCCGACTGTAATACGAACCACATTACCAATTTTAATGCCGCCAGTTAATGGATTGCCTGTTTGGAATGTAATCACACCAGTTGATGCAACAATAGTCACAGCCGCTGCTGTCAATGAAGAAATAGCCACAAAGTCTTTGCGCAATACAGACTGTAAAAAATCTTTATATGTGCCAGCTGATAACTCTGCACTTAATGTGCCTGTCACTTGTTTTGAACCGTGTCTAAAATCAGCAATTTGTTGATCTGAGCGAATCTCATTTGATTGATAAGTATCTTTTGTTAAATTGATTGTGCTGGTCACGCGTCTTAATTCTTGACCACCACTGCCTGACGCTGGAACACCTAAACCAGTTTGTTTTTTGTACGATACGACTTTTTTAACGCCTTGTGCAATTGTCATTTTGTAACCTCTTAAGAGTAAATATCTGCTGAAAAATAAATTGATACCGGAATTTTATAAAGCACCCCGTCAATCAATGCCGGTGCAATTGATGGTGTCTTGTCAATAATAACAGTTATGCCAGCACTTGTTAAACTTGTGCCGCGTTTAAAATGATTAACCAGTAAATCAGCGCGTGTTGCTGCGGTTTTTGCGCCTGCGTTGGGCGGATAACACAATAAAACCTGCATAAATCCTTTAATGCGATAATGTGTTCCGCCTAGTGTTGGGTTAAGCGTGTCTGCAATCATTAAATTAACTTGCTGATAGGCTGTGCCGACTACGGGCGTAAACGGTACGCTTTCCCATGCTGTTGCAAGTGTAGGCGTAAGCGCATTTAGTTTAGTTTCTAACGCTGTTCGGATTTCAACTAGAGCCATTTAATAATCCCTCAAATCGTGAAACGTTTATTCTTACCATGCCATTAGGTGATTTTGTGCTATGCCCATATTCTAATGGCTGAATGTATCGCACGTTGTTTGTTAAGTACACAACACTCCCAGCTCTGCGTGGAATGGTTCGTAATATTTGCTCGTCTGAACCACTTGCATCTTCACCAACAAGAGGCGCACCAATTGTGCATTGCCAATTACCTCGAGCGCGTCCAGTATCAACTGGCGTATCTTTTCTAATGCCTTTAAAAATACCAATAGTTGCAGCCCTAATTCTGTCATCAACATGACCATTTGCACGAGCAACAATTTGCGACATTGAGCCTGTCATTTTCTAACCTGCAATTCATAAAGCGCGGGTAATTCACCCGACCAAACATAACGAACCGCGATCACTTGATAAACTTCACTGTTAATCGTTACTTTATCGGCTGGTTGTGGCGTTGTTGTGTCTAATGCTGCAATCATTACTTTTCTATCACCCGCTTGCACAACACCACTAATAAAATCAATGCCGTTATAATCTTTAATGATTGCCGTGTGCGTGGTGCTTGTTGTTGTACCTGCACCCATATCACCCGTTGCAGGGTCATAACTTCCCTCGACAATTGACGTTAGCGTAATTGATTTGCCAAACTTATCTAGCAATTTATCTGCTGTATCGCGGGCGCGTGTATCGAGTGTCATGTTCTCACCAACGAGCGCGACATATCATTGCCTTGTTGCTTAAAGAAAACAGATAACATTGCGTCAATTTGTTCATAGCGTGTTTGTTGTGGTGAAAACTTATCGTATTCAACTTCGATAACGTCTACTTTTTCACGAATAACGCCTTGTGTTAAATCTTGCATCAATATAGCTGTATAGGCTTTTAATGCTAATTCAGCGCAAGCGTTTTTAACTGTAACAGGCACAATGTCAAAATCCACATATTGTGGAAATACATTTGCCGATAATGAATCAATCAATGGAACGTATAAACGCGGCCAGTCAAGCGATTGGGTTGAATATCTGCGATAACCCGCATATTGCAAACGATACTGCGCCACCATGTAGTCTGTGGCTTTGCGTAGTAGTTGCTCTTTTACTGCCGTATCTAAATCAGTCCAAGTATCATTTCCATAATTTGAATGATATGTGTTAGCGTCTACTACTGAAACATAACTTTCAGCGTTTGCTAATCCTGTTCCATCTTCAACGATTATTGTCATATTATTTTATATTATGCAGATGTTTGAGCATTAACTTTAACTAACGCATCCGCAACTAAAGCATCTAGTTGGTCAGCAGGGATTTGAGCTTTTAAAGCATCAAGAACTCGTTTAGCTTTACCTTGTTCAATAGCTTCAGTACGGATTAAAAAAGTAATACGTTTACGGTACTGATAATCTGCAATCAGTGAAATGGTTTCTAAAGGAATAAATGCTGGAAGTTCCTCAGTTGGGGTATCCATATAAGGTGCGATTTCAGTAGGAACTTCGCCTTGTGGAAGTGCCGCAAGCATAGCTGTATAGTTATCAATGTTAATCTGATATTGATGAACTTCTCTTTCTCTATGAACTACGTTCATTGCTAAAGTGTCGATTGTGTCTTGGTTTGTGATTGTTAAATACATTTTATTGTCCTGTTTGTTGAGTTGAATTTATTGTGAAAACTTAGCGGTAACCATTAGTGTAGTAGATATCATAGTGCTAGGGTCAGCATATTTAGTGCCAAAACCTGCTGACCAAGCATACACTGAAGTAAATGGAGTAGTTAAATGTCCTATAGCTACAGAATCCCCAGTTTTATTAAATGATGCTGAGCGTCCCTCGCCCGTAGGTAAAGTTGCAGGATTAGCAAACTTACTTCCAAACCCATTAGATATAGAATATGCTGTTACAAAAGGTGTTGCACTATGCGCTACTACAAGCGCATTTCCTGCCGCGTTAATAGAACCCCCATTACCTGCACCTGTCGGAGGTGTAGATGGCGCAGTGTATAGTGTACCAAAACCACTACCACTCCAAGGACTTCCTTGAACAAAAGTAGTACTACTATTACCCGTATAAATAGCATCACCACTAGGAGTAGTAACTGAAAATAGGGCACGATTAGATAAATTTGTAGCTGGTTGGGCAAACTTAGTTCCAAATCCAGATGCAGATGACCACGCATACGCAAGTATGTTGTATGCAGCACTTGCTAGTATATCTGCACCTAAGAAAACTACAGAGCTAGTAGGATTGAAACTTATACTTATAAGATTTGTTGTCGGAGGTGTAGACGGGTCTGCATACTTAGTTCCAAAACCACTACCACTAGTCCACCTATAAGCATTTACTCTTGGTGCAGTGTTGCCGTTTGCTATAACTATTGACTGACCATTGGGGCTATAGGCTAAAGGACAGCCAGTATCTGTTAAGGGTGTAGACGGGTTTGCATATTTTGTACCAAAACCAGTGCTTACAACTGGATAAGCTGATACATAAGGATTTCCATGCCCCGTAGCAATATCAGATGCACCGTTAAAAGAGATAGAATCTTGTCCGCTATTACCTATCCCAGCAGGGAGAGTGCTAGGGTTAGCATATTTAGTACCAAAACCACTCGCCCAAGGATACATATGTATGAAAGGAGTACCCCCTGCCATCATAGCTATAGCAGTAGCTTGAGGAGTTGTAGCATTACTAGGACTACTTTCCGCTGAAGTGTAACCTAAAGCATTAGTCGCTTTAACTGTAAATGTGTAAGGTGTTCCATTTGTTAACCCAGTAACCGTAATAGGACTTGTACTACCAGTAGCTGTAATGCCAGAAGGTGTTGAAGTTACTGTGTAAGTAGTTATTGCCCCACCACCGTTTAACGTACTTGGGGTAAAGCCAACAGTTACTTGAGCATTACCTGCTTGAGTGGTTATTCCTGTAGGCTCAGAAGGCGCACCAATACCAGCAGACCATAAGCTACCTTGTTTTTGTTGTAACTGACTATTCAAACCCCAAGAACCATCAGCTCGACCAGTATAATTAGTTCCGCTAGAAGTAGCGGCAGTAGCTACAACAAAATTACCTTTCCAACGATTAGCCATTAGAAAGCTCCTTTATGAAATATCTTCATAACTTACGGTGTAAGTGATTTTACTAGCTGTTCCCGAAGTTACAGTAATTGATATACCTTCTTCAAGATAAACAGCAGTAGACTTGTCAAGTATATTCAAAGTCGCACCCGCTGGAATAGCTACCGTAAAGATTATCGGATAAGCTGTACCACCACTAGGAGCAGACCCTTGAGCTACTGCGCCATTAGTATAAATTGAAACAGTTGCATTAATGGAGTTTGTTCCATCTACATTAGCTGCTAAAACTTGATTTACTTTTAAAACTTTTGAACTTGCTGCTGGGTTTGCTAAAAGAACAACTGCTGTTGTGACTGCAGGAGTTAGATAAGTTGTCTTAGCATAAATATTTGCAACATTAACTATATTAGGTGCTGCCATTTGTTAACCTCCGAATACGATTGCCATAGCTATGGCTTTACCTGTTGATACACCACTAGAACCTCCAGTACCGTTAGCTGCCGCAGTAATTCTACCTTGAGCATCTACAGTAATATTAGCAGTTGTATAACTTCCAGCGGTAACTGCTGTATTTGCTAAAGCAATAGTACCAGTAGTTGTTATAGTGCCGCCAGATAATCCTGTTCCTGCTGTAATGGAATTGACAGTTCCTGTGCCATCTGCTCCTGCCGCACCAGTAGCACCTGTATCGCCTTTGTCGCCTTTAATTCCTTGAATACCTTGTATTCCTTGTGCGCCTTGTGCGCCAGTTGCTCCTTGCGCACCTGTTGCTCCAGTTGAACCAGTTGCGCCAGTTGCACCGTCAGCCCCATCTTGAGCGACTAAATTCCAATATGTTGTATTAGTTGGCGTTGCAGTTGTTGATGTTTTTGCAATATAACTTTTTCCGTTATATCTAACCAAATCTAATGCTTTATATGTTCCGGCTGTCCAAGTTCCTTGTGAAACAATGGCAATTCTGCCTAAATTACTTGTTGTCATAATGGTGTGTACTCAACTATAAATTCACCATCAACAATCGATGGATTAAAAGACGATAAATGTTCAACAATTAATTCACCATCAACAATATCAAAATTTGCAAATGCTAAAACAGTTGTTCCGTCACCACCGCCTGCTTCACTTTCTTTAGCATACGATTCATAAGTGTTTGCAGATGTTCCCATCGCAATTCTATTTTCATCAGTTATTAAATAAACTTCACCAGCATTTAATCCATTAGCCGTTGCTGCCGAATTTATTTCTGACCGTGTGCCGCGTTTATTTAATACTTTAGTCATTAGAACGTACCGCAATCCACAGTATTAACCGCAATGGTAACATATCCATTACCAGAATCTTTTGTCCAAGATAATGATGTGTTTAATCTAATAACGCCATCAGTGCCATCAGTACCCCAAACATAGCCAGCCGTTCCGCCAGATATAACAGCTACTTTTTCATCTGTATCGCTTGATGCAATATTTAATGCAGTTTTAAAATCAGCGATAGTAATCTTTTTTTCTTTTACGCCTGTGCCACTTGCATCATGGATTAATAATAAATCCGAAACACTATCAACAGCACCAATAGCAATCAAATCATCAATTGGTGGTACAACTGCTTTGGTTGTTGTTGCATCAATAGCAGTGTGAAGCGTATTTCTGTCAGTAGTAAAAAACTGTTCCCCTGCAAGCATTGAGCTTGTGGGTAAATTAGCTTTTAACCCGCGTTTTATCTGTATTCTTGGCATTAGTTAAATTCTCCACAGTCAATAAATTGCAATTCTAAATTTTGCCGCGCTTGTGTTTTTTTTGTTGAATTATTTAATTCTGAAAATAAATTAGCAGTATTAAAATAATCACCGTCATTACTTTTTAATCCTGCTGGCAATGCCTGCACAACATTTCTGACAACTGGTTGCGCTGTAATGCTGTATTTTACAGGATTAATTTCAATTATATTTTCATCTAATGTAATTGTTATGCTCATGTTACTGGCCTTTTAATACCGGCTAATACTTTTATTTTATCTTTATATGATTCAATTGGTGGTAATACCGTTGCAACGCCACCTGTCACGCCTGCTCTTTGTTGAAGCGCGTAATAGTATGAACCAATTGGAATGTCTTGCGTATCTTCTGCCGGAATATAAATATAACAAATACCATTTGCTACATTATCGTTTTCATCATCACCAGCATCTTTTACATATTTTAATTCAGCTTGTTCGTATGTTAAATCAAAAGATGACATAAAAGTTAGCCAGAATTTATATCCAGTAATGTTTTGTGGATTTCCGCTTGCATCTTTTACGATAAGCTCAACGCTATAGTCATCGCCTTGCCTAACATCTTCTAAAAATAACGCCATAACCAGTCCTTAAATTAAATAAAGGCGGGGAACGCGAACAGGAACGAACGCGAACCCCTAAAAAAATTAACCAAGCAACGTAGCAACGTGATTTGGTTTCCAAACTTTAGTGCCGTACAAACAACGCACTTCAAGCATGGTTTTCATATAACCTTTATAAACTGCGATCTCAAACACTAAACCGCTGTTAGGGTCTTGCACTGTCATAACGTCAACAGCAGAATCACCACCATTAGGCATTGCAGGTGGGCGCATACCCAACTCAACTGCTGATTTATGGAACGCAACGCTTGGCGTGTAAGAATCGCCAATGGTTAAAGCGTTTGCTGTAGCAATGACTTTTTGTGCACCCGGAGCGTTTAATGAAATAGTGCCGGGAGCTGCAACACCAGTACCAACAACATATTTGTTAGCGGTATCTGCTGCAAAAGTAACAACGTCACCAGCCAACACTGTGCCGCTACCTGTTACAAGAGCAATATCAGTTACACCAACAGCAGTTGAGCCTGAAGTAACATAAGAAGTACCACCGCCTTTTGTGTGCGTAGTAATACCAGCCGATTCTTTAATCATGATGCCTTGCAAATCAAGCAAAGTACCTTGACGCAATAACGCTTCATTGCCTGCTGTATTGACTTGTTGTAATTGAGCAAGGTTGCGCAATTTAACGCCAGCCGCTGTGTTCATAACCAATGTAATTTGGTTATCAGTTGGGCAACCGTTATCAACTAAGATTTGACGCACTTGCGCAATAGTATCAAAGTTTGACGCAAATGGTGTTGTACCTGCAGTACCAATTGCGCGTGATGCGCCTTTGTAAACTGATGCAAATAAGTCTTGTTCGATTTTGTTGCACAATGCGCGGATTGCTTGTGCGATTTGGTCGCCATAAATGGTTTCGTATCCAGCACCGTTATTAACGTGCTTAATGTCTTCACCAGTCCAAGGGATTTGAACAGACGCATAAGAATCAAGCGTCATTGTTTTGTTGTCAACGGTTTGATCTGTACCTTCGGGGATTGTCATTGAAGGTGCGAATGAGGTGTTAACGCTTGGTGTGCGGGTAAACGCTGCACGGATTGTGTCGCCTTTAGCTGCGCGGGCAGAATCTGAAGCAATACCGTTAATTGTAGCTGAGGGAATAAAACCGACTAATTCGCGGCCTACTACGTCAGCCGCCTTGTATATGTCTGCTGCTAAATTTGATAAAACATTTGCCATTTTGATTGCCTTCTATAATAAAAAAATAATTTAGACGGCAATCAATACAGGATAAAATCTAATCTGTAACTTTGCCGCCATTCTTTGCAAAACTAGCGCGCTCTGGGTGTGACATTGCGTCAAACGTTGAACGGTTTACAACTTGTTGTCCAGTGCTACCACTTCCACCACTTGCGCCACCACCATTATTCTGTGGTGCTGCAATATAATGTTTACCATCATCACTGGTTGCCCATTCTGTTACAAATGCGCTTAAATCTTTATCACCGATTACTGCTTTGCGTGTGTCGCCTTCAATTGCGATTTTCGCCTGTGATGATAACATAGCTTTCACCGCAGGTAAAAAGGGAGCGGCTACACCAGCTTTTACAAGTGCATCGGTTAAGCCATTGTCTAAAAGTAATTTAGACGTAAAACCACTTTCTGAATCTAGCGCGGCTTTAGTTTGCTCAAACGCTTTTTGTTGTTCTTTAATTGTTTTCTGTGACACAGTTAGCTGATTTTCTAACCCGTCAATTTTCTCTTGTAGTTTATCCAATTCCGCTGGATCTATTTGTTTTCCTTTTCGTGCCTCTTTCAGCTCTGCTAAAAGTTCGCTATTTTTCTTTGCAAGTCCGATTGTTGCTTCTTCTACTGCGGCTTTGATTTGCTCTGCAATGTTTTGTTCTTCTGACATATAACCCTCTGGGTTGTTGTTGATGGCTCTGCCATCGGTTAATAAAAATTAAATTACGTCTTTAATTACTTCAATTGCGGTATCTTGTGGAATCTCACGGATATTTTCAACGTGTTCTGCTGCGCCAATAATATCACCGTGTGAAATATCGTCAGCCGCTTGTGTTGCTTCATCAAGTGCTTTTTCTGTTGCGTGTTGAAGTGATTTTCCAATATTATCAAAAACTGACATGATATTTCCTTAAAGTTAGGGTGTGCCGTTGATGAAAGGTGTAACACCAACGACACTAGAGTAAAACACACATGGCGAGGTGTTTGCCGCATTTATACAGCATACTTAGTTACTTTTCAATTTTTTTTAATTGCTCAAGTGTTAGCTCTTTGCCATTTTCAACAAATCTATCGAGTTTAACGCCCGATCTAAATATTTCCGCTTTTCCTTTTCCTAGTGCTTCATCTTGTTTTACATGTGATTGCTTACGCAACCACTCGTCATAATTTATTGTTTCGCTAATTTGCCCATCAAGTGATGATCTCGTTCCTGGTGGTGGGTCTTTTAATCCCATTTCTTTCCATGATTTTAAAACAGGTACGGTTGATGATCTACATCTAACGTGTATAGGTGGGCGTGGACCTTCATTTAGTTTAAATTCTTTTCCGTCATACGATTTGCAAAGCGTTGTTGTTTTAAAATCCAACGTTGCTAAAAATTGCCAGCCTTTGATTAAATCGTCATTAGCATTGTAAAATTCGTCTGTTGCTGTGTTGGTAGCATGTGACATTGCAGTTGATACCAATGCCTGCGTTTGCCGTTTGTTTAATGCCATCACGCCATCAGTATATTGCAGTGCCTTTGTGCCTGTTATGCGTTTAACCACGTCATTGTATGATTGTCCTTCAACTAATCCCATTCGCACTGCGTCTTGAATTCGCGTGTAACTGACCTGATCTAGTTTATCAATCCATTCTTTAATCAGTTTGCCTTGCAATGGTTTTGATTCTACCGCTGCAAATAATGTCACGGGCGCAACGGCTACCATATCCAGCACAATAGGTGTTGAGCTATCAATGGCTTTTATTTGCCATTCCTGCTCATACTCTGCCGCATCGTGCATATCACTAATTAACTCTTTGCCGGCTAACGCATAACCCTCATTTAAAATTGCGCGTACTGATTCCAACCGCGCATCAATCTGTGGGATTGTCATTTGGTTATCAAGGTCGAGCGTTTTTAATTGATGCACTAAATCCTTTTCGGTTTCGCGCAATAAATCCATCACTTTTTTGCTTGTTGACGAGTAATACCGTTGCAAATAAATAATGTGTGAAATGGTTTTATCGCGCAATTGCGTGTTAGCCGATTCTTCCATTATAGAAGTCCACCAGTTGCGGGTCGTGTTGCAATGCGTTCCATCTCGTCATCAAAACTAACTTCCTGCGCAATAATGTCGCCTGCGATAAGGTTTTCAAATAGGGTTTCATGTGAGATTGCACCACTTTGCCAAGACTTGACCAAGCTATCCACGTCCTGAGCTGTCATGCTATTTGGTATAAAATCACGGTTTAACTCAACCTTAACATCGCCCGTAATGTTTGACCAATCGCGCAGCCACTCCATAACGTGCGTTAATCCAACGCTAATAGATTGAGCAATTGACGCTAATACACTGTTTTCACTTG